TAGTCTGCGAAGTCACCGTACATCTGTTTTACCAGAGAAGTAGTCGGTACAATAATCAAAACTTTTTCATGAGACCCGGATGACCTAAAAAAGTGTCTCATCAAAAGGTAAATAAGGAGAGATTTCCCGGACGCAGTAGGACTTAACATCATACCCCGTCTATGTTTTAAGCCATACTTGATTGCATCTAACTGGTAATCTCTAGGGAAAATCTTTTTACCCTTAACCGATAATGGGATTTCAAGTATCCAATCAAGAGTGTCGTCATATACCGTATTAGGGTTATCGTAGTTCCCTTCCGAATCTATTATGTTGATTGTGATATCACGTTCTTTACAAAACTCTACGATATAATGGTACAATCCATAATATACTTGTTGGTTTTGCATGTTGAATAATCGAAGTTTACCGTCCCACATCTTATTACGAAACGCAGGCATGAACTTATAACCTGGCACGTACATAGTGAAGAACTCGGATATCTCGTGAAGTATTCCTTTATCTTCACAATCCAAGATAAGATACGTATTATTCTTTGTTGTTATGGAGAGTTCCATTAAACACCTGCTTCGAATGAGCGCCACTTAATGATGTTACTAATACTTTGATGTCGCCATCTAATGGTGTCTAAAATCTCCTTTAGGGTGTCCTCATATACTTTATAGTATTCGAGTTTTGCTTGTGCGTTTTGAATGTCCGTGTCTGAATCATAGTAGTAATTCATATCCCCTTTAAGTGGTTTGTTCAGTCCTTTGAATGGGTCATAATCCCAACCGAAGAGGTCGATTTCTTCCTTACTTAACTTTCCATTATAATACAACCACTTATCTTTCAATAATGTTTTGTAATCCATATCAAGTTTCTTCTTAGTGAGTTTGCACTTAGTTATTAACCCAAGATATTTTGAGTGGAGTTTGGATAGTTTGATTGTGGTATCGTCGAGTTTGAATTGGTCTATTACCGAATCAGACTCCCACATTTCAAGTACGTCATCAATCAAGTTCATTTTTCATTTGTTCGTTTATTAGTTTCGTTAAATACCATTGAGCCTTATGGAGGTCTTCCAATCCGTTTTTCATTTGCCAACGAGTAACATATTTAACGATATTCCCTTCTAGGAAATTAAGGTCTTTGTCTATGATATAATCAATACAATCGATTGTACCTTGAGTATAGTGGGGGGGATTTATTTTTTCAGCAGCGGCCATTGTTTATATAGTTTTCAATTCAATACTACTATTATACCCTAATTGAAGGGTATTGTCAATTATATAATTTCGAAATAACTGTATTCAAAGGTTACAGTCGCAACAACATACTCGATATCAGCTGTTGTTATATCGAATGGTAACGAACCTAAATTGGTCGGGTGTGCTGAGTGGAAAACGATTTGTTTATTAACAGTATTTGCAGACGATAATACCGATAAAGTAATATCCCTATAATCGTCTTGTACGCTATCTACTTGTGAATATAACCAATCATATATCTCTCTATAATTAGTTAAATCTTCATCTACAAGAAAGGTACATTCAAATGGAGCGTATTCAAGTTTATCAGCGGACATTGATATGTTACGAGCCCGTGTGATATATGGTGTGGAATTTGCCGATACATCTGGTAATACCATAGTCTGTATCGAAAATTCGGCATTAGGATTTGTTGTTCTATCTAATGATAAAACAAATGAAGTTGGATTTAAGAAATTTGTACTCATGTCTTTATTTATATGAAAAAAACCCCCCAATTAAGGGGGATTTGATATTACCTGTTGTGCAATTGCCCAGCCAGTCCTACAATAACCAAAGTTATTGAAAAGAATACGATAAACATGATGTTACCTCTTATCGTTCTTATCAACAAACTCATAAAGTTCTTCAGCCTTTTTCTTAATATCCTCTACGGAATAAGTTGCTGGTTGAAGTGTTTTCCAGAATTCAAGTGTAGCATTTCCTTGTTCTTTAGCTAGTTCCCATGCTTCAAAAGCCAAGTCTTGTTGTTTATTTGCTTGTTTTTCTAGAAATTCAGTTGACATTTCTAATAGTTTAAATCTTAATTCGAATGGATTAAGTGACATAATTATTCTCCTTATGATTTGATAGTAGAAAATACAGCACCAACTGAATCAAAATATTTTTGAGTTGTTTCTGCGACTGATTTAGCGAAAGAAGTTTCTGCTTCTAAAATAGCGATTGCTGGTTTAGCTGCAGATTCTTGTGGGATTACCGAATTAATAAATTCACGCTTTGCGTTTTGAACTGTATCGATAATTTGGTTTGCGTCGAAAGACGGAAGGTTAGTATTTAACATAATTTTCTCCTGTGTTGTGTTATGTGTTATGCAGAAACATTATTGTTTCTACACTTATATATATACAAATTTGTATTTCCAAATGTTGCAATGCACCATTTAATTTGATATATTCCTACTATTATACACTACTTGTCCTTAAATGTCAAGTAAAAACCCCCAATTAAGGGGGTTTTCGGTAAAACTAGTAGTTATTTTAAAACTTTAGAACGGCTTTAAGTGTAAATGCACCATCGGTGTCATCTACTTTTTCCCATTCTGCAGTCCATATACCACGGGTAACTGCTAAACTATAAGTCTTAACATCTGCTGATGTTTTATGACCTTCTACTTTTACAGTACCAAGAGTACCAAGTGGTGTTGAAACTGAACCGCCAAATGAACCATCTTCGTATGCATCTCTATCAACATTTTGATTATGGTCAAAAGCAAGAGTAGCACCACTTACAACTGTTGAAACATCTGATTGGATTTGATTAACATCACTAACTTTCTGATGTGTAACACCAAGAGTTAATCCAGCAACAGTATATGTTGCAGTTGTTTTACGTAAATCATTAGTGATATTTGTTACATCTATATCGATACCAGCAAATTTGCCACCGACATCGATAGTAGTTGAACCACCAGATTCTTGATTCAATCCTAATGTATAATCTCCAATAGTTGTAGTTACACCTAATTTAGTAACATCTGGGTCAGAACCAGAATAATCACCTAACTTAAATATAAAAGCACCTAATGTAGTTTCTACATATAAGTCATCTATCTCAAGGTTTTCGTCAATAACCACGGTTACTGTAGAATTCCCTGCTGTTCCTTTTAATGTGGTTTCTAAATCTTGAGTATACTCACCGTGTGAATCAAGTGTACCCTCATAAGAACCAGATAAACTAACATCTGCAAACGTAGTAACAGACAGTAGTATGGCCGACAATGCGGCTAAAAGTTTATTAAACATATGTTTTCCTTTATTTTCATTAAAAAATAATCCTTTTTATAGTAGGGATTAACTACAAGTTTATTTATACAAAAAAAATCCCCCAATTAAGGGGGATTTGGGTATAACAATAACTATGTTATTACAGATTTGTTACTGTGAAACGTCTGTAGTATACGTTTGCATTAGCACCTGCTGTAACAAATGGGTTGTCAGCCATACCATAACGAGTTTTAAACCCGATACGTGGTTGGAAGTCATCCTCACCGATTGTCTTCATCATGCTTAATGGAACGTATGGGCAGTAGAAAATACCTGCATCATAAGAGCTAGAACCCTTATAACCAACTACAACGTTACCAGCTGCACCAAATGGGTCAACATAAAGTTTAAGACCATTTAGAGTACCTAGAAACAAGTTACCAGTTACGTCTTCTAAACCTGTACCGGCTACGTTACCATAAGCAACTGAACCTGTAGCATTTAGAGCTGCAGCAACACCTGGAGAGATTATTGCAAAGTTACCTTTACCACGACGAGTATCAACGGCAATACCGTTAGCCTCGTTCTCGATATGAGTAATCATAGCTTTATAAGTCTCAACTTCCCAACGACCAGCTGATGTTCCACCTACCGCTGCGTCATAGGCTGTGCCTTCTTTCGCATTAGTATTCATAGTGTGAATCAACTCACGGTTGATTTCCTGAAGAATCTCAGTAGACAAAATGTTTGCCAACTCAGTTTCAGCAGAAAGACCATGTACCGCTTTAAGGTCTTGAGCTAGTTCTTGAGTGTATCTTGCTTTCAACTGTCGTGACTTAGCCGTAACTGAAGTCTTAGCAATTTCAAAACCCATTGTTGCAGAAATATTACCTTCTGCAGTAGCTGTTGCAATACCAGTACCAGAACCAGCAGAACCAGTTCCTGAGAACGAGTCGTCAGCTTCGTTAAACAAAGCTTCTGTTTGGTCTGTACCGTCAGTACCGTCAGCATAGTTTGATTTTAGTGCAAAAATCAGACCAGTTGGGCCTTTCATTGGTTGAACACCAGCAACTTCAAATGCCAAAAGATTTGGCACAGAACGTCTTACTAGTGAAATGAGGATAGGGTCGAAGTTATCGATTGCTCCAGTAGTAGTTGCGTTACCGCCAGCTACTGCATCCTCTTTAAGGGCTACTTCCTGATTTTCCAAGAGGATAGCTGTTACCGCTTTTTTATGAGTATCTGTGATACCACCCTCTGTTTCTAGTACAGGTGCCCATTTTTCCTGTAGCATATCAGCTTGTAATTCTATTGACATATTATCTCCTATATAGAATTAACCTTTAGATGTAAATGGATTCTCAGAATCACTTACACCAGGCTTGGTTTTATTAATAGCAGCGATGTACTTGGCCATTTGGTCAGTTACTTCAGCACTAC